GATCGGGCCGGCGTGGGAGGTGAACACGAAGCGGGGCATGGTCTGCCCTGCGGGTTCGTTCTTGCCGTAGCGCTCGGCGCGGAGCTCCGAGCCGCCGATGACGCCCAACTCCATGTAGATCTTGTCGGCTTGGGCCTGCTCCAGGCGGTCGGCCTGCTCTTCGCCGAGGTCGAAAAGGAACTCGAGCGGCAGCCCGAGGTCGTCCTGGAGGAACGCGGTGAGGATCCCGGAGATGTGCCGCAGCAGCGGCAGGTCGCCGACGCGGTGCTGCACGTCGGCCTGGGATTCGCCAGAGGAGCGGTTCACGGACTCGGTGAAGCCGAGATCGGAGGGAACGACGTGGAAGGCAGCGGCGGTCTTCCGCATCAGGAAGAGGCTGAACTGGTCCGTGAACTCCTTCTCGTTGGACCACGCCAGCTTGCTGCCGCCCGGCATCCACTTGATCTGGTGCTTCGCGGCCTGATCCCCGTACATGGCGGAGTCCCAGTACTCCTGGAACTGCTCGATCTGGTCCGGGGTCCACTCGTCCGGGGCAGCAGCGAACGCCTCGGGGATGTTGCCCTCGGTGAAGCGCTGCAGGAAGTACGCCTGGAACCGGAGGTCGGTGTTGGCGTTGAGGAGGATCGTCTCCAGCGGTGCCTTGCCGTACAGGCTGTTCGGGACCTTCCGGAACGGCTGGTAGATCAGATCGTCCTGGGTGAGCCAGTTCCACGGGAGACCGTTGACGTACTGGACGTACGCCTCGGCTGGTGGGGCTGGCGGGCGCCCCCAGTAGTCGAGGAGCGGGGCGATGCTGGTGCCGTCGACGTTCATCAAGCCGACGACGTCGCCGCGCCGGTTCCGCATCCGGTAGAGGGCGCCTGCGTCGTAGGCGAGGATGTCGTACAGCCAGGCGGCGAGCCAGGAGCTGAACGGCAGGTGGTGGTCGGGGCGCTTGAGGACGCGCATGCCGAAGTCGATGGCGTCGTCGACGTCGCCGCCGTATCCGGCCTTGGCGACCAGCGACCAGTCCAGGGCACGGATCGAGTCGATGCGGTGCCAGATGCACATCTGAGCGACGTCGTAGGCGTCGATGAGGCCACGGAGGGTTTCGAACGCGACACGCTCGTGAGTCCTGGGCCGGGTGGCGATGTTGTAGCCGGTGACGAAGTTATGCGCGCGCGGGGTGCGGGAGTAGCCGTCGTACGGCCCGATGGGTGTGCCGGGGGAGAACGGCGACGCGGGGGTCATTTGCGCCGCGGACTCGCCGGCGGTGATCTGCGCGGGCACGTTGGTGCCGTACGTCTTGGCGATGCGGCGGGGGTCCGGCACAGCAACCCCCTCGACGTTCAGCGTTGGGCTCGGAAGGCGGCGTGACGGGCAGCCCGCAGCGCGGCCATCGGGTCGTCAGCCGTCGCGACCGCGGAAGGGGGCTGAGGTTCCGGCTCCTGGGTCGCAGTCTCGGCGAGGCGCCGGTAATGGTCGATCCACAGGTGCGCGTTGAAGTTGTCCGTCAGCTCCGTCACGGCCCACACGAGGGCATCCATTCGGTCGGGACTCGTGCCGGATTGCGGCGTCCACGTCGTCATCTGGTCTTCGAGCTTCGGCAGCGCACCGACGTGATGCACCAGCTGCTGCTCGTAGAGGGCAGCAACCGGTTCGGCCCGCTGCACCTTGCCGCGGCTCGCGGTGATGACCTTCACCGGGACGCGCTTGTCGACCTGCCTGATCGTGGACTCGACCATGTCGCCGCCGTAGTTCCGCTCGGCGACGATCCGGTCCGCGCTGTACTCGTGGTAGGCGGCGACCGCGCGGGACGCCCAACCGTGCGGCGACAGGGCGCAGGAGCGATCCGCGAGGACGTACAGGTGCCCGTCGACGCCGCGGCCGGCGACGACGATGCCTTGCTCGTCGCTGTTCGGGCCGGTACCGCCGGACGGGTCGACAGCGACGACGATGCGCTGCAGATCTGGTGCGGTATGGACGCGGGTCTCGTCGAGGAGCCCGAGAGTCCACAGCGCGCCTTCTACGTCGTCGAGGAGTTCCCCCATGAGTTCCTGGCGGCCGATGCGCGTTCCCTCGTAGGTGGCCAGCACCTGCTCCCGGAAGGACGGCGCGAGGTTCTTGAGGTTGTCGTAGGTGGATCCGCGGGTGACGACCGTGGAGGGGCGCTCCAGGATGGTGCGGGTCAAGGCGTTGGGCTTCGGCGTGGTGGTGACGACGCACCGCGGCTCGGACCCTAGGCGGAGGCCGAGCATGAGGTTGTTCCAGGCGGTGTCCAGGACATCGCCTTTCGGGGCGTCGGTCCAGGCGGCGGCTTCGTCAGCCCACGCGTAGTGGTGCTGCGGGCCGCGAAGCTGCGAGGGGACCTCGGCGGAGTAGGTCTGGGCGATGGAACCGTTGGCCCAGGTGAGACGCCGCTTCGTGGACTGGTAGATGGGTGCGTCTTCGTGGGCGACGGCGAGGATCCCGGAGTCGCCTTCGATCATGACGTCGCGGACATCGGCCGGTGTACGGCCGATCAGGGCGATGCGGCAGCCCGGGTGTGTCATGGCCTGCGCGTGCACCCACTCGGAAGCCGATCTCGTCTTGCCGGCGCCACGACCGGCAAGGTAGGCCCAGGTGAGCCAGTCTCCGGGAGGGGGCAGCTGTTCGGGGCGGGCGATGTCCCGCCATGCGGGCCGGTAGGGCTTGTCGAAGGCAGCGGCGGCGTGCTCGATCCAGGTCTCGGCGGTCATGTCCGCCTCCCCGGCTACGAGGCGAGCGCCCGCAGATGCCGCGGTACGACGTTCGGGACCAGGGCCTGCTGTTCGGGGGTGAGTCCGAGGTCGTTGAGGATCGCGCGGATGGCTTGGGCGACCAGGGCACCCTGTTGTTCGGCGAGCCGTACGCGACGCTCCTCGATACCGGCCTTGATTGCGGCTTGGCAGACATCTACGAGGTGCTTGCGTTCTTGCTGGTACAGCTTCAGCCACACGTTCGGGGCGGCCTCTTCGGTCTCGCCCCAGTCCTCGCCGCCGGTCTTGCGGCGGGTGGTGCCCCACACGAGTTCGCTCTGCTGGCCGCTCTCAAGGGTTTCGGTCTCGATGGCTTGGACGCGTTCGCGGAGCCACGCGACGTGACCGGCCGTCCACTGCACTTCGTCGAGGAGCGCTTCGGTGGCTGTGGTCTCGATCTTCAGCCCGTAGGTCTGCACCGCTCTCCTCGCGTTCTCCTCGGCGTAGCGGCGCCGGGCGGCGGCTGTGTTCTGGGGTGCCTTGCCGCCGTGCGCCTGGCACACGTTCTGGAAGCGCATGCGCCGCTGGGTGCATCGCTGGCCGGCTTTGCCTTCGCGGTTGCCCGAGGAGTAGTGGGCGGTGCAGCGGGCCCAGTCGGGGACGAAGTGGTGGACGCAGTAGTCTTCCCAGGCCGGGATCATCTGCTGGCATTGGGTGCCGCGCAGTTCCTCGGTTTTGTACTTCTCGCCGTAGATGCCGGCGCACCGGTGGTCGCCAGGCTGGGGGACGCGCCGGGACGCCACGGTTCGCCTCCTAAGCGGTCTGGTACCAGCCCCAGATGCTGTTGACGCGGGCTGGGGTGAGGGTGGCCCTGGCGTACTGGCCGGTGAGGGTGAGAGTCGCGGCACCGTTGATGAGCTCGGTGCCGTTCGCCTTGATGGTCAGCGTGTTCGCGGTGTTGTCCAGGCGCACGACCGTGATGATGTTCGGGGTCCACGCGGACGAGATCAGGTTCACCGTGGTGTTGCCGCTCGATGCGTCGACCAGCAGCGTGCGGTCGGTGACGCCGACCGTGTAGGTGGCGACGCCGTGCACCCACTGCGCCGGGGAGCCTTGCTGGCCGTTGATGATGTTCAGCCCGGTCGCGGCGGTGGCGTTGACGTTCGCCGGGGTGTACAGGCCGGTGAGGACGATGGTGCCGAGGGCGGCGTTGAGGCCGGTCCCACTGGTGCGGTCGGTGAACGTCGGCCCCGAGATTTCGGTGTCGATGTTCGCGAAGATCCACGGCCCGATGCCGCTGGAGCCGACGCCGATGATGTTGAGGACGTTCGTGCAAGCCTCGATCGACGCCTGCTGCACCGCGATCGAGTGCGTCGACCCGACCGACCCGAAGTAGGAGCCGACGGCGCACAGGCCGGACCAGCAGTAGAGGATCGTCAGCCGGTCGCAGGCGAAGTGTTCGGTCGCGAAGATCCCGAAGGTGTAGCCGCCGTGACACGAGACGTTCGCGGCCCTGCTGTTGTCGTTGTTGCCGTTCGCGGGCATCAACAGGCCGATGGAGAGGCCGTTTCCGAAGGCGACGGGGGTGGTGTAGCTGCCGCCTGCGACGGTGCCGGTCGTGCCGTAGGCGAAGTTCTCCAGGTTGGCCTCGGCGAGCCCGGAGAAGTCGACGGCGCTGTAAGTGAAGCCGTTCGCGGAGTGCGTCGTCAGGATCGACAGGTTCCGTAGCGTGACCAGCTTGTTGTCGAACACGCTCGTGCCGGCGCCGTAGCCGCCGGGCTGGGCGGGGCCGCCGATGACGCACGGGTTGCCATTGGCGTTGATGCTGTTCGACTGCGCGGTCGCGTTCGCGAACACCCCGAACGAGACGAGCGTGGACCCGTTGAACTGCGGGTTCGTCTGCTGCCAGTGCTGCAACCCGGCGCCGTTCGCGACACCCTCGATGTTGAGGATCACCTTGTTCGCGGTCGTCGCCACCGGCGCGCCCAGCGTCAACTGAGCGTTGCCCTTCGTCGTGCCGCCCGTGACCAGCGCGCCGCCGACGCCGTAGAACAGGCCGGTGCCGATCGGGATGACGACCTGAGCGGACCCGTAGCTGGTGGCGTAGCTGAGCGCGGCGTTGATCGCCGCCTGGATGCGGACCGTGTCATCGGTGGCCCACAACACCAGCGCGCCCGACACGTTGCCGCCGGACGCGTTGGAGGCCGTCAGCGTGACCTGCGTCGCCGACTGATACGAGGCGATCGTCGTCACCAGGTTCGTGACCCCAGTCGCGCCGGCCCCGTAGACCATGATGAGCTTGCCGACATCGCTGGGCTTGAACTTGCCCGACGCCGAGGTGAGGACCGCCGAGGCGCTGGTCATGGCGCCGTCGAGGACGAACTGGCCGTCGCCGACAGCGCCCTGCGCCACCACCGAGAACTGCCACGCCCCGGTGCCGAGCCCGAACGAGTACGGGCCGGTGCCGGTCCACGTGTTCGTGCTCGTCTTCGGCCCGTAGTAGGACGGCGCGTTCGGGTTGGCCTGGTTGACGTAATAGTCCCCTGGCAGGCCGGTGCTGTCGGACGGAGCGCCACTGCCTGGGATCCACGTCGCACCGCGGGGGCCTTGGACTCCGGCGGAGGAGACGGTGACGTTGACCACGACGCATCCCCTCCCAATCTCAGGCGGCTGCGACGAGTTGGGAGTTCATGATCCCGACGACCATGGCGGTCGCATCGGTCTGGCCGGGGTCCATCCACAGGGCGTAGGGCCGGTTGGATGCGCCTAGCAGGTTGGTGGCGGCGGGGCTGAGGACGACGAGGATCGACGACGTGGCGAGGGTGACCGTGATGTAGCCCTGACTGTTCGCGCCGGTGGAGGAGACGGCGATCTGTGCTGGCTCCGTCGTGTCCGCAGTGTTGGGGCGGACAACGAACTCGAAGGTCTTCCCCGACAAGCTCATCAGGGTGCCGTCGTCGTTGTAGAAGGTGTATCCGGTCGCCCACTGGGAGCCGGGGGTGGTGTAGGCGGGCGCCACGTTTGGGAGGATCGGCACCGGTCACCACCTTCCGGCCATGACAGTGGGCGGGGGTCAGGCGCTGGCGGGCGGGGTGGCATCCTTCTCGACGGCCTGGACGGCCTCGGTGCCGAGCATGGCGGCTTCGTGCTCGGCCTCGGCCACGACCGGGGCGGCGGCCTGCTCGGCGTCCTTGGCGAGCTGGACGCCGTCGGCTTCGGCCTCGGCCTGGAGCTGGTGCTCGTCGCCCTTGAGGTGCGCGAGGGCGTCCTCGGCGAGGGTGGCGAGGTGGTGGCCCTCGGCCTTGAGGGCGTCGACGAGCGCGGTGAGCTTGTCCTTCAGTGCGGACATGGCGGGACTCCTTGAGGGTTAGAGGGTCTTAGCCTTCGCGACGGCCTGGTCGATCTGGTGGATCGCGGCGGTGAGCTTCTGCTCGGCGGCCGGGTCCTTGCGGTGTTCGTCGCGGAGTAGCCGCATTTCGCGGGCTGTGCGCTTGAGGCGCCGGATCGTGGCCCGCTTCATGAGTGGGACGAGGATCAGGTCGGCTACGCGGGCTGCGCCCATGAAGGTGAGCGCGTGGATGACGGCGTGCTTCCAGCCGTAGTGGATCGCGGCGACGGTGTACCAGATCCATCCGGCGAGGAGGAGCCAGCCGTACACGCTCACGAGGATCTTCTGCGCGCGGCTCATGGCCCGGACCCGGGCGAGGGTGGGCTTGGGCATGGGGAGGTGCCCTTCGAGGGTGTGGGTTAGTCGGCGTTGTCGTTCGGGTGCCAGCAGTCTTCGCAGCACAGGCCGTCGTGGTTACCGTTGGCGTCGGTCGTCCATTCGGCGTCGTCATCGCTGACGGGGCAGTCGGCTTCGGGACAGCCGCAGCCCGTGCAGCGGTTGGCGCTGTGCATCAGAGCCCGTAGCCAGCGCCGAGGTGCTTGATCGAAGCGGCCCTTTCCAGGGCTTCTCGAACCTCCCCGGCGGTGAGGTCACCCCAGCCGCCTTGCGCGTTCAGGCAGACGGTGGCGCTCCCCTGCGCGCGGATTGCGGCGAGGCCGCTGCCCTCGGGCAGGACCATCACGCCTGCAACGGGCTGGCCGTGGACGGCAAGCCACTCGGTGATGTCCTCGCCGATCTGCCCGAAGTCGGCGTGACTAGCTTCCAGGCCGCCGAGGGTGACGGCGAGGATCTCGTCGGGGCGAAGGTCGAGACGGGCAAGGGCCTCGATGGTCAGCAACGGCTGCCCGCTCACTGTGCTGCCTCGGTGCAGCGCTTGCAGGGCAGCTGGCGGTGGTGCTGGGGGCAGGTGTCGTTGCGGGCAGGCTCGTAGCGGGGCGCGGGCCCGTTGTAGGCGGCGTGCTTGCGGGCCTCGTCACGCGACACGGCACGCCGCCAGGCGCGGGACCACGGGGTGAGCTTCTTCAACGGGTTCTCCAGGGGGAGCAGCGGGGAGCTGGTTGGGGAGCTGTGCGCGCGGCCTCCGTCAGCTCCCCAGCGAGGGCAGCCGCGCGCACGTGATCACCCGACGCGCCGCCGGGAGCGCCGGGAGAAGGTGGGGCTACTGGCAGTCGGTGTGCCAGGTGCCGGGTTCACGGCCGTCGCTGGGGACCGCGAACACGGTGCGGGTCCGCTGCGGTGCGGCCGGGTCGCTGCTGGGTGGCACGTCTGCGAGTTCCAGGTGTGTGGCCGTCATGTGCGAGTGCACGAACAGGCTGACGCAGCTACCGTCCGGCTCGACGAAGTGAGCCTGGGAACCGATCTCGGGCAGATCAACCATGCGGGTCCTCCTCGCCGATCGGATCGGGCAGGAACTCGGCGGGGCGCCGCGATGGGCAGGTGCGTCCGTCGTGGTGCCACCAGCGGGACTCACCCAACCACGCGCGGGCACCGCACCGGCTGCAGCGGCCGGGGATCGGCTGCCACTCGGCGCGGACCCGGAACGGGGCATCGAGCGCCCGCCATCCCTCGCTGGGCTTGCCGTCGTCGTACTCGTCGCTCACTCGGCCTCGTCCACGTCGACGCTCTGGCAGTTGCAGCGGCCGTCCTCGTCGGATGCCCGGCACTGGCCCGCGCGTTCGAGGTGGTCATCGACGGGATGCCCGCAAGAGCAGTACGTGCGCACCGGGCCGCCCTTCAACACAGGGTCTGGTTGGTCGGCTTCGTCAGCCGGGCGATGCACAGGTCGACGTAGGCGGGTTCGCGTTCGATGCCGACCGCGTGGAAGCCCTCGGCAACGGCGGCTTCCAGCGTGTCACCGGATCCTGCGAACGGTTCGAGGACGGTGCCGCCGGGCGGGGTGACAAGCCGCACCAGCCAGGACATGAGGCTGAGGGGCTTGACGGTGGGGTGTGCGGTTCCGTCGTCCAGGCGGGGTCGTTCCTTCGCGGGGGCTTTGGCCTGGTAGCGGAACACGGGGAAGAACCTTGAGGCACCGCCTGCATCGTCGTGGCCTCGGACCGTGTCGAACGTCAGGTCGCCGCTGCCGTAGACCTCGCTGCCGGTGAGCCCGACGCCGCGCGCTGAGCGCTTTCTGCTGCTGACGCCGCTTTGGGTGTCCATGTCGGCGACTGGGCATCCGGGCTGGCAGGTGTCGGCGCAGTCGGGGTCGTGGCCCAGCAGGACGTTCGCGGGCCAGCGGCCAGCCTCGCTCACCGTTGCCGCCACAGCTCCTGCGTCAGTTCCGCCGCCGGTGTAGCCGATACCGCGGGGGGCGGCCCAACGGAGCTGGCCACCACTGCCGACCCGGCAGCCGTCGACGTTCAGTGCCCCGGTGCCGTGCTCCAGAACGTTCGCGGCCACCGTGCCCGCGAGGGGCTTGCGGGCGAGGACGATCGGCTCGTGGGCGGGCTTCAACGCCGTACCCCAACCCGACCAGCGAGCAGCATCATCGGTCGCAGGGGCGGTGATCTGCGCGGCTCGCAGGCGGGTCTCGGTAGTGGTCGCGGAGATGCCCCGACCGAGCGCCCCTGTGCCGCTGTCGTGCCCGTGCAGGTGGTAGCCGGGCCGGTCGAGCTTGTCGCCAACGACTGCACGCTCGGCCCCGGCCGCCTTGTCGATGGCCTTGGACACGTCCAGCGACTTCGGGAACCCGGAGCCGTAGATCCAGTGCAGGCTGTCGCGGATCTCGAATCCCGCGTCCTCGACCGCGCACACCATGCGGTGATAGGTCCGCGTCCCGCCGAACGCCACCAGATGACCGCCGGGCTTCAGGACCCGCAGGCACTCGCGGGTCCACGCGAGACACCAGCGCTGGAATGCGGCCGGACTCTCCCAGCCATCCCAGGATTTGCCCATAAAACCCTGGTTATGACGACTAGAATTGACGGCATGCCAAGGAAAGTACAGCGCGAATGCCCCGCCTGCGGCACCACCTACGAGGCTGATGAGACCCGGCTCCGCCACGGCCGACAGACCACCTGCTCGCGCACCTGCTCCTACCGACTGCGCGGAAACCAGCTCGAAAAGCGGAGCACCGTGCACTGCGCCATCTGCGAGAAGGAACTCTCCCGTACGCCGAAGCAGATCAAGGCGAAGCACGGCGTGCACTACTGCTCCCGCGCCTGCCACTACCGCGGCCGGACCCTCGGCCTCACGCCCCGCGTCGTCGCGAAGCCTTACGTTCTCGTCGCCCCGCCGCGCTCGCCCGAGGCCATTGCTCGTCAGGTCGCCACACGCCGAGCCAACGATGGCTACCAGCACAGTGATGACACCCGGGCTCGGCTCCGCGAAACAACTGCACGTGCCATCGCAGAAGGGCGCATTCCGTCCGTCAGCAAGCTGGAGGACGTAGTCGCCAAGGAACTGGACGCACTCGGCGTTGGCTACCGACGACAGGTCGCCATGCGTGGAGCGAGGGGACGCTACGTCGCAAGCGTGGACTTCCTGCTCGACGACGGCCGTGTCTTGGAGGTGAACGGCACCTTCTGGCACGCCGACCCTCGCGCCTACCCGGAAGGGCCGGTCCACCCGGCGCAGGTCCGAACCGCCGAACGCTGGTCCCGGAAGGTTGCCGCGCTCGCCAACCAGGACATCGCTGTCGTCGAGGTCTGGGAGATGGACCTGCGAAAGGATGTTGCGGAGGCAGTCCGCGTCGCGCTTGCGACTGTCTGACAGGTTGTACGGCGGGTCCGTGACCACGGCATCAACGGAGGCGTCCGGCAGGGCGCGCAGCATGTCCAGGCAGTCACCGGCGTACAGGGTGCAGCGCGGCGACTGGTAGGCGACCCGCAGGCCAGCCTCGACCGGGGCGACGGTTTCGGTGTCGAGCAGGGACTGCTGGCTCACGCTCGCCGCCCTCCGGGGAAGATTGACGGTGCCGCGGCCATCCGGGGGCGGCCAACCGCGGCACCTTGCCCGTCACCCTCGAAACGGGCGACGAAGCCCTGCGGCCAACGCGGGGAAGCGAGCTCACGCAGGGAGTCAGGGATCAGGCAGCGGCCAGATGAGGCTGATCCCGCTCGGCGACGATCGCCTCAATCTCAGGCCGGGCGTACAAAGTGCGCTCCGAGCGGCGTCGGCCAGGGAAACGGCTGATGCGCCCGCGAGTAGCCCACTGCCGGATCGTGGCCTCGGACACGCCAGCCAGGGCGGCTGCCTCGTCCGCGGGGATCAGATCGTCGCCGAATAGCTCCAAGGGGCTCACCGCGACCACCCCCGGACACGACGAAACCCCCGTCAGCGAACTGACGGGGGCTCGGAAGCATAGTGGTACCGCTGGCAGTGATTGTGACACAGCCGTGATCGCGATGGAAGTCAAGGCCCTAAGCGGCGATTCCGCGCGTCGCCTCATACAAGGCAACCCACTCCTCGCGCCCCCACCGGGTGGCACAACTCGGGCATCGAGCCGAGGTCTTGTTGATGTCGACGGCCATCTGTGAGCCGCACTCGGTGCCGTCTTCGTAGAGGGCTCGGCAGCGGACGTAGATGAGGCGGACGCGCTTGCCGGCGAGGGTGTTCTTCGCCTGCCAGTACAGGTCGCTGATCACGTCGATGTCGTACGCGACCTCCGGGTAGGAACCGACGGCCCACAGCAGATTGTTGCTGATGAACTCGGCATGCCCGGCGACGGCGTAGGTCGGGCTCTTGGTGCGCCAGCTCGCTATCCACCGATGGCCGTCGTGCCGTGGGCCTTGGGTCCAGCCGAGCGCGGCGCGCCAGTCGTCCTCGATGGCCTGGAGCTTGGTGGCGATGCCGCCCGCAGCGCGGAGATTGAGCGGCTGCAGGGCGACGGGCAGCGGGGGGGTCTTGGAGGTGCGGACGCGTTCGCTGGTGTCGGATCCGCCGCTGCCGGGGGTGAGCATGTCCCCGAGCTGCTCGTACAGAGAGGGGAGTTCGGTGACTTGCTGGCTGGCGCGCTGTTCGCAGATGCGGCAGGCGAATCGTTCCAGCTCGTCGGCGAAGAGGAGCCGGGAGCAGCAGGAGCATCGGTATTCGGGCTCCTGGTCGGCGTCGGGCGCGGCGGAGAGGTGGGTGGGCACGACGGATACCTCCGGGACAGGAGGGGCGGCGGGTCACGCTAAGTATGCGCCTTCACGGTGCGTCACGTGCCTCGCTGGGGCGGCTGGTTCTCGTGTTCCGCCCCGGATTGTCCGTGGTCGGATGCATCATGGCCCTCATGGGGACCACCTTGACGCTGAAAGTCGAGACTGAGGCCGAGGCGCAGTCGTGGGCGATCGTGTTCCGGTCCCTGGGGCTGCACGTTGGGCGCCCGTCGAACTCGCCGGCCGTGTCGAGTGATGGCCGGTGGCTGGTGCGGGCGTGCTCCCCAGCGGATCAGCAGCGGCAGCCGGGCCGAACGTGGACGCGGCCGAAAGAAGCGTCGTAGCAGCCTGCCGGGAGCGTGACGGGCTGGTGCGGCCCGTCGCAACTGAACGGCAAAGGCGTGTCCAGCTGATCCGCCAGGCAGCGGGCGAGATTGCCGATCACGGCGTCCATAGGTGTCCCGTCTTGGAGCAGGCCATTCATGGTGCGCAGGCTTGCGGCGGCCGACTGCTTGGCTTCCTGATAGCGGGCCAGCTCGTCAAGCATGGCTTGGCCCTTGTCGGCTTCGAGCCTGCCTGCCGAACCATCCAGGTGTGCAGGCCAGCGCGCGGCGTCGGTCATCGTCCTCCCTCGCCTTCCCACTCGGCGCGGCGTCGGATCTTCGCCGCCAGGAGCTCGTCGAGGTCACCGTCGAGAACGCCTTCCACGTCGGCCGTGACGATCTCACCGTCCTGGCGGACGTAGTGCACGCCGTACAGGTCGGCCACGTAGATGCGCACCGGGCCCTCGGCATCACACACCCTCGTCACCCCATCTCTTCACCGTCGCGGGCCCGTAGTTCCCCGCGATCTTCGTCCACGTCTCCGGGTCGTGCACGTCGAGGTCAGGGCGGATCCAGCAGCACGGGCGGTGCCCGTCGTTCTCCCACAAGATGCCGCAGTCGTCGACGACCAGCGAGCCCTCGGGTGGCTCCGGATCGGACGAGGTGAGGCGCTGTCCGATCATTGGGTGCCCAGGCCACAGGTCGGGGTGCCGCGCCTGGATGTGCCCCTCGGCGGCTCGCTTCATCTGCCCGAGGTCGAGCGCGCCAGAGTCGTCGTCTTCCCACGGCACGAGGTCGTTGTCGTCGCAGTCCAGGCAGCACAGTTGGAAGCCGGTCACGCGCCCGCCGACAAGATAGAACCGCGAGTAGTCAACGGCCATCAGTCCTCCAGTCTGGGGTCGCAGCAGTCGTCGAGGCTCTTGCAGGTGCCGGCGGTGTCGTCGCAGGAGCCGTAGCAGTTGCCGTTGCCGCAGGGTCCGTAGATGTGGCCGTTGAGGCACGTGTACTCGTCGGGTGTGCCTTCGGAGTCGACTGGGTGGCCGCAGGGGCAGCGGCGCGTCACTTTGCGCGTGAGGAGGGCGAGGGCGTGCTGCTTCACGCGGTGCTGGCCGAGGGTGCTGCTGGTAGCTTCGCCGACGAGTCCTGTCGGCTCGTGTTTCACGCGCACGGTGACGTGCTCGCCGCTGGTGTGTACCTCGAAGCGGAGATCCCGCTCATCCACGGTCCGTCTCCCACTTCTTCGTGTCCGGGTTATAGCGCTGCCGTGCCGGCCCGAGCGGCTTCGTGCCGCCGTACGGGACCAGCTTCACCGCCTGGTCGAGGCCGAAGATGGACTCGATGCCGGTGAAGTTCGGCTTCTCGCCCGGCGCGGGACCGTCAGGGTTGCCCCACAGCAGCATGTTCGTCGCTGCACGCTCGGCCGCTTCCCAAGCCTCGCGGGCGATCGGGTTCATCTGCGCGAGGGTCCGCTCGCGCTCTGCGTCTGCCTCGGCGAAGACTTCGTCGGCGGTGCGGCGCGGCGCGTCGACAGGCTCGCCTCGGCGGTGCCACTCGGGGCGCTCCAGTACCCATGCGTCAGCGCAGGGCTGGCAGGCGGGGACCTGGAAGATGTCCCAGCCGCCTGGGGCGTGGCCGACGAATCCAGTCTCGGCCTCCGCGCCACACCAGGCGCACCGGTCTCCGTGCGGTTGCTCGCAGGCTTCGTCACGCAGCCAGTAGCCGGTCCACGGTGTCATGCCGCCGTAGGAGCAGTTGTCGTGCCCGTTGAGGCAGTTCGCGACCGCCGCATCCCAGGCGGCCTGCAACTCGGTCACAGCCCCTCCATCCGCACCGCGCGGACCGGCGTCTCGCACTTCGCGCACGGCATCGACGGCATGCCCATCCACATGCGCCAGAACGGCGACGACGCCATCGCTATCCCGCGCCGATGCTCGTCACACAACGGCCACGGTTCCATGCCCTCACAGTCGCCGGCGGGTTCCTCGTGGTCGAAGAACGCCAGCCACTTCGCGGTTTTCTCGCAGGCGGGGTCGCCGAGCTGGAAGAAGCAGGGGATGTTGTGCTCGAACATGGCGAGCGCCATCGCCCGCGTCTCCGACAGGCCCTCGGGGATCGTCGTGGTCACGTCGTCTCCAGGTTGCTCGGTGCCGTCTCGATGGGCTGGCGCTGCCAGTCGTCGACCTGGTCGAGTAGGGCCTGGAACATGCGCAGCGGTTCCTCCGCAGCCTCGGCAAGCCCGGGGCGCGGGTAGGCCATGCTCCACTTCAACCCGGATGGGGTGTGCGTCAGCACCAGGTGCGTCTCGCCGGTGTGCGTGTAGACGAAGTCGGTCCGGAACTGCTGCCCGAGCGGTAGCCGGTCCCGGAACCGCGCAGCGTCGTCGTTCGTCGCGAGGGCCTCATCCCAGTGGTAGCCGCAGCGGCTGCATTCCCGGCACAGGCGTTCTACGAGTCCGGACGGAAACCTCGACTCGCAGACGGCCCGCTCCTTGGGCACGGCACCCTCAATGCCGGGGGTGTGGCGCGTCCGGGCGCCATGGTGGCCGCACTTGGGACAGGTCGGGTGATCTCCTGTGTACGGGGGCAGTTCGAGGGTCATGACGTCCATGATGCGCCTGCCCGCGGACACGGGTGTGGCCTCGTCCGTCGGGGGGCGCGGACGAGGCCACGAGCACAGTGTGCACCTAGCGGCGGCGATTCGCCGTTGGGTTCAGTGTCGCGCTCGCCAGCGCCGCGCGAAGCGGACCGTGAACCCGGCGCACACGAGCACGGTGATCGTGCCGCAGGCGAGCCGCGAGGAGACAGTCAGCTGCGGATACTCCAGCGCAAGCAGAATCGCCGCCGTGATGCCCGCGAGCCCAGCGAAAGCCGAGGCGAAGCCCCACACGAGATCCCCCAATTCCCGCCGCCAGGGCGACGGCCGGCGCATCGTGTTCGGGCCCGCGAAGACCATCTGGCGGGTTCCGTCGTCGTGGACGATGACGTGCGGGCCCGGTATGGGCTTGTCGCCGGGGCGTCGGGTGGGTAGGTCGTCGAAGGCCATGGGTGTTCCCCCGTTCGTTGCTAACTCCATCGTTCCGGATGGGCGGGCGGGATGTGGGCGTTGTGACGCGACAGTGATGTACCTCGGTCACAGACGTGACGTCAGTGCCAGGGTGCGGGTCCGGTCCGCGACGCTGGTCGGCGGCGGCGTGTGATCTCGCGGATCCCATACCGCGCACCGACCCCCAAAGCTGCGAGCAAGACGACGCTGAGCGCCTGGCCAGCCCGGACCGCGTAGTACCCCTCACCACCAAGACACTCGACGGCGATGAGGCGACAGCACCAATTCCCCACGTGGTAGCCGAAGCCGCGCTTAGCCATTGGAGGTCGGCCCGCTGATGGCCTTCGCGAACATGCCGCGGGCCTCGTTGTGGATGTGCGTCTCGTAGTGGTTGCCGCCCGGCCGGAGCATGCTCGCGCCTCCGAACAGGAGCTTCAGCAGGGCGATGCAGCCGGTGCCGATGGCGAACGCGATCGCCGCGACGAGGAGGCCGTGGGCGTTCGCGCCGATCATCCCCGCAGCGAACCCGATGCCGGTCGTGGCCGCACCGACACCGACACCACCGGCTGCGGAGACGACCGCGATGTCCTTCGCCTTCCCGGACATCTGCGTGTTCGCCTGCGCCGCGGCCTGAAGGTGCGCGTTCTGCGTCACGAGGGCCAGCTCCCGCTGATGTGCGGCCTGACGGTCAACCAGCAGGCCGGCCAGCAGCTCGGGCGGGATCGTGAACGCCTCTTGGCGGACCGGCGCGAGGGGCTCGCGGTATGTCGCGGGGAGCATCGCGTTGTCGTGCCGCTCCTGCAGATACTGCTGCAGGTTCGGGCGCATCGGCTCGGTGGTCATGCGCTCTGCTCCTCTCGGCCGGGCAGGTAGTAGCGGGTAGACAGGCCATCGCGACGGTGCAGGACACCGTGCGCGGTCCAGACTTCAAGCGCACGGCGAACGGTGTCGCGCGAGTTGACGACGCCAGCCGCCTGCAGCTCCGCCTTCGTCGCGGAACCCATGGCCTCGAACGCCTTCCACAGCGCTGGCCACTCGTCACGGCCAACGGCCTTCCCGTCCGGGTAGCGGTACACGGTGCCCCCGGCCGGAGTGGTGTCCTTGACCAGCTGAATCAACGGCTGCTGCGGCAGGCCCCCACCCGGGCCGGACGGCGGCGTAATGCCGTACCGCTCGCACCTCGCGCGGACTGCGGCGGCGATGTCCTGGTCGTTGGTGTAGATCGCCTTCGCGCGGCGCGGCTTCGGGTTCTCCCGCGACCGGATCATGCACTTGCCCGGGGCGTCGAGCTCCGACAGCGTCCAGCCCTGCCCGTGCATGCCCGCACCCATGACGATGTTCGTCTGGGTGGGCGAGATGACGCGCAGACCAATCTGGACCTGGTAGTTCGCGGCACCGTCCTTGTCGCCCCCGAACACCTTCGCGGACGGGGTCTGGGTAGCCGACACGAGGATGATGCCGACGTACCGCACCAGCGCGGCGAGCCGCCGGTACAGGACAGCCAGCTCGGAGTCCTGCTCAATCAGCTCCGCCATCTCGTCCGTGACGACGACGATCGCGTTGCCGTGCTCGCCCGGCTTCCACTGACGCACCGGAACGCCGTCCTCGCCCAGGCCGCCGAGGATCTGACCGCGGCGCTGGTACTCGCCCTCGATCCACTCCAGCAGGAACCGGGCCTGCTCCGGGGTCTTCGCGAGCATCTTCATGACGGGCTCGTAGATCCGGAGCTCCGGGGCGCCAGCCTTGAGGTCAATGCCGTACACGTCGACGTCGTCGCAGTTGAGGAGGTTGCACAGGATCAGGTTGACGATGCCGGACTTGCCATTGTCGCTGGCGCCGGCGACGAAGACGTGGTTGCGGAACAGGGTCTGGCGGATCTCGGTGCCGTCCTCGGCGATCGCGAGGAGTATCGGCTCAAGGATCGACCGGATCGTCGGACCCTGCCAGGGGATGGTGCCTTCGAGGGTGTCGATGACGACGAGGCGCACGTCGAGCATGTCGGCACGCGGCCCCTGGGTCAGGAACAGGCGCCCGGGAAGGCCGAGGTTGGAGTGGAACTGCTTCTGCTTGGCGATGATCGCGGCCGGGCTGGTGGTGCGCCCGGGCGGCATCGTGACGAGCGCGTGGAAGCCGCCACCTTCGAGGGCGGTGAACGCGGGCACGTCGAGGGGCGTGGAGCCGGTGAGGGCGTGGAGCGCCTTCCGCAGGGCGGTCTCCTCGACACTGGATCCGACGAGCCCGGGGTCCGCCATCTCCAATCCCATGGCGTCGGGCAGGGCGCCCTTCGCCTTGACGGTGTCGATGTGCAGCTTCATGCGCTGGTGGCGCTTGTCGACGAGATCCGACCCGTACTTCCAGTACGCCACTGCCGTCGTCAGAACGAACGACCCAAGGCTGAGCCACGACACCCCAGCGCCGGACCACACGGCGGCGTCGCCGACTGCCAGCGCGGTGGCGCCGGCGATCTCAGCGACACCAGCGTGCTTGTGCTTGAGGCCGAGGTACATCACGCCCGTCGAACCGACTGCGACGAGCGAGATGCCAGCAGTGGCGAGGGCGCCGTCTTCCATCAGGCCGCAGAACGCGAGCATGCCGTTGATGCCGAGGGGCAGTAGCTCCCACCGGCGGCGAATGACCCACCGGAAGCCCTCGCCCAGCCACGAGGCGCAGTTCATCGCAAGTTCGTTCCGCTTGGAGGGGGTGGCGGGCGACGACGACGAGACGACGACGGACGGGCGAGGCTCTGACCTGCGGAAACTCATCGGCGCGTCGTCGTCACGCGGCTGGATCGCCGTCGTCGTCACCGCGCCGACGAGGCTGCGGGAGGCCACCAGGACGCCATCCTGGTTCAGTACGCGGCCCATCACAGGCCTCCTTCGGTGAGGGCCGGGACGTCCGCGCGGTCGAGGATCTCCGCTCGGATCGACTTGGCAGTGGTGTCGGAAACAGCGCCGTGGCCGGCCTTCTCGATCGCCTGGGCGAACTCGTTGGCGGTCGGCTGCCGGCGCAGGACCTGGAACTGGTCGTGGAAGATCGGCCCGGCAAGGGTGACCCACTCGTCGAGAGAGCGACGGGGAGCCTTCTTCCTGACGCCGGATCGGGTCGGCTTCCGTCGACGGGGGACGGCCGTTTCGGCGACGGGACGGGCGTCAGAAGCGGGCGCTTCCGTCGGCGTCTCGTCGACGACTCGGGCATCGGAACGGATCGTTTCCGACGGGATCTCGCCGACGGGAGACGGCGCTTCCGTCGCGACGGGAGAGCCCGTTTCGACGGTCGTTCCGTCGACGGCAGTGGCCCTTTCCGTCGCCGCTTCCGACGCCGGTTCCGTCGACGACACGGGCGTCGGTTCGGTGTCGTTCCGTCGCGTCAGAACGGCCTTGATCTGCCGCATCAGCAGCCCGAACGCCAACAGGGCGCCGGTCGGCGGGACGGCTGCGACTACGTAGTTAAGGCCGGGTGCGTGGGGGCCGACGCCAGCGACGTTGAGGGCGACGGATCCGACGGAGCCGATGATGGTGACGAAGATGGCCCAGCCGTCGGTTCGGCGCAGAACCGACGCGACGAGGATGAGGATTTCGCCGATGACGATGAACAGGTCGATCGTGGCGGGCCACGCCCAGGCGCGGGCACCGTCGAGGCCGTGGCCGTTGGCGACGGTGTGGAGGTGGGCGTAGGAGAGCCAGAACGCGGCGACCGTCAGGAGCACGGTTGCGATGACGGCGGCGGTGACGAGCGCGCGGACGGTCTCGGGGGCGACGGTGCTCTCGTCGGCGTGGTTGGTTGCGGCGTTCATGGTCACCCCTTCTGCTTGTCGGCGGCGCGGGCATTGGTGATCTGCTTTGTGACGTACTCGGCGACGGCGCCAGTGAAGTGGAACCACTCGGTGTCACCGACGCGCAGGTCTGCGAACTTGCGGTGCAGCAGCTGCTCGGTCGGACGGCCGCCTTCGAGGAGAAGAACCACGTCCGTGATCCGGAGAGACAGGCTGCTCATCCGATTCCGTACATTGGTGGAGGTGCCGATCTTCACCCGGTCGCCGTTGCGAACGAAGTAGATGAGCGGACCGTGCTTACCCTCGGGGATCGGCCACGGATAGGTCTCCGACTCGGACGGCTTCCTCGGTGGTGGAATTGGGGCGGCACCGACGGCCTGGTAGCGGCGGGCAGCGCGCTGGAAGCGCTCCTCGCGGCGGCGCTGCTTGATCTCGCGGACGGCGCGGGTCTGCTGGAGCTCCTGCTCGACGATGAGCTTGTCGATCGCGGCCTGCTCCTCAGGTGGCAAGAGCTGGTGGCGGATCCAGATGGCCCAGGAGCCGACTCCGGTCACGACAGCGCTGATGGCTACGGGAATGTCCTGCGGCTTGTGCCGGGCGAGGGCGTCGGCGATGCACAGCGTCAGAAGAACGGCCTGGAACCCCCAGCCGATCTTCCGCCAGAACCTCGCACGGAGGCGGTTGTGCCGGTCGGCCCATTCGAGCAGGTAGGCATAGGGGGCCATGAACGTCATGCCACCGAAGCCGATCAGGTCGGGGACCTTCTCGCTGGTGGCAACGTGCTCGTGAATGACTGCGGGGAGCGCCGTCGTTGCCTCGTAGCCGATGGCGATCGCAGCCAGGCCCAGAAGCACCAGGCCGGTCGCTACGTCGAGCGCCCGCTCCAGTGCGATGGGCATCTGGTTGTTGTCGTCGGTCACGGCTTCTGGCTCCTTCAGGCGACGGTGCTGCGGACGGTTCGGGTAGTGGTCTGGGCTTGCGCGGTGGCGATGACGTGGTCGAGGTGGGTGAGCCAGTTGAGGAGGAGGCCAGCGGTGAAGGTGACGGTGGTGATCGCGACTCGGGTGACGAAGCGCGTGACGTCGGCGATGTGCTGGCCGGGGGCGAGGTGGAGGATCTTGGCGGCGGCGCCGATGACGGCGAGGTACCAGAGGACGCCGACGGCGATGGAGAGGGCGAGGGCGGGGACGTACCAGCTGGAAGCGAGTCCGACCGCGATGGCGACGATGCCGGTGACTGCGGTTTGTATGGGGGTGGCTCGCATGGTCGGGCTCCTTTCGGCGGGTGCGTACCGGGGGGTTGGGCCGGGCGCCGTGGGTGGCGCCCGGCGGGCTGGTGGTTCGACTACTTGGCGCGCTCAACCTCCTCGGGCATGAAGCCGTAGGAGCGGCCTCCTTCCTCGAAGCGGATGGAGACGAGGCGGTCGTCGGCTCCGGTGACCTTGCCGGTCTCGCCGACGAAGTCGCGGCTGCCGGGTTCGGCGTAGTGGTTCTGGACGACGGTCGCGTTGTCGCCTCGCTTGAACATTTGGTGCTCCTTCAGGTGGTGGGCCGGGTGAGATGTTCGGCGATGGCGTTGGTGGCGCCGTAGGTGATGAGGGTGGTGAGGACGGCGATGACGTCGAGGGCCCAGTTGGGGCGGAAGTCGATGGCGGCGGGGTGGGTGAGGATGAGGACACCGACGAGGGTGGCGAGGGCGATCGGGATGGTGTTGGCGGCGAGCTGGCGGATCACGGCTTACTCGCCTTCGAGGTCGATGTAGCGGAATGCGGCGAGGGCGGTCATCTTCGGGTCGCGGGTCGAGTCGCTGATCTTCTTGGCTTCGTCGAGACGCCCCTGGTTGACGAGGGAGCCAATCTGGCGGAGCTGGGCGTCGGTCGCGTCGGGCTTGCTGCTGCTGGAGTCGCTGGAGGCGGAGCGGCGGAACAGGCCCATGGTGGGTCTCCTGTCGGGTTGGTGGCGGTGGGCCCGGGCCGCCGCCGCGGGGGAACGAACCGGCGGCCCGGGGGCTGGTGTGGTCGGCGCGCTGGGAGAGTGCCACCGGCGCGCCGACCAGCTCGGGGGTGCCTAGAAGGCGTGGGCCTGGATGCCGCCGTAGCCGACGAGGTAGGGCTCGTGCTGCTTGGCGGCGGCGATCTCGCGGTCGAGCTGCTCACGGGTGAGCGCGGCGGGCCGGTACGGCGCGGTCGGCAGGTCGTGGCTGAGGTGCCGGACGACCGGGGCCTGCGCGGGGAACGGCGGCCGCGGGCCGAGGCTGGACGGCTTGCGCGGGCCCGGGATCTTCGGGAGCCAGGGCTCGTCGTCACCGGATGCGTGCGCGCTGTCTGTGCTGGTGGTGCTGGTGTGGGCTACCTTCATGTCGGGTCTGCCA